CACAGCGACGGTCTCGAAAAGGCAAGCATGAAGAACGCAATGCTCAAGGTCATTGCTGCCGCTTCGCCGAACATCCGTCTCGACTCCGAATCGGAGATCAAGGGCGCGTTCAAGGTCGCCGTGGCGGCGCTTGCAGCCCGCAAAGACACGAACGATCAGCGCAAACAGATCGCTTCCGGTATGCGTATGGACAGCCACTTCAAGAGTGAGTCTGACGCGGCCCGCGATCGCATGATCAAGAGAATGCTGAAAGGAGAATAACCATGCGTACAAATTACAGTTTTGCGCCCGATCTCGGAGTGGCGGGCGGTCTCTATGACATGACGGAGCATGTCGTCGATACCTATCACAACGAGGCAAACGACGGCGATCTCAAATTCGGTATGGGCGTCGTGCTCGGTACCGGCGCAGGCAAGGCGGCGAAGCCGACATCCTCTGCCACGATCAACGATTTCGAGGGAGTGCTGCTGAACGGCGGCACAACCGAACACACCATGGACGGTGATGTGCGTATTCTCAATGGTAACACACTCGGCGTTCTCAAGCAGGGACGCATTTGGGCGCGCGTTGCTGCGGACGCAGAGCCGGCATACGGCAAGCCCGTTCTGCTCGTTACCAATGGTGCCGATGCCGGTCTGTTCACGACCGCAGACGACGAGGACAACGCATCCAACGTGATCGCTGTCAACGCGAAGTTCCTCGGCGGCAAGGGTACCGGAGACGTGGCACCCGTGGAAGTCTATCCTACGGTCGTTGTAGCGCCGACCGCTGCAGCGTCTGCAAGCAGCGATGCAGATTCCGTTGAGGATCCCGATTCTGATCCGGATACCGGATCGAACCCCTAAAACCATTGATTGGAGGTAATTCAGAATGGCTAAGAAAAGAATGAACGTGGACGCGCAAGCGATCAGAGATTCCAAGCTGATCAATCAGGTGCTCGTCGGCGATATGCGCATGGACGGCGTTGAAGATGCATCCGTCTTCTTTGCACGTGAGCTTGATCATGTCAAGGCGAAGTCTTATGACCGCCTGTACCCCGAAATGACGTCGTTCAGTCTGTTCCCGCACACCAGCGACGCAGATCCCGGCGACGAAACGATCACCGCCTATTCGTTCGATCGTGTCGGTATCGCGCAGATCATCAACAACTACGCGACCGACATGCCGCGTGCTGACGTGAAAGGTAAGCCGTTCACGTCGCAGATCAAGAGCGTCGGAGCTTCTTACGGTTATTCCGTGCAGGAGCTTCGTGCAAGTCGCAAGTCCGGCAAGGGTCTGGATCACCGCAGAGCAGAGTCCGCGAAGTATGCGGTCGACTATGTTCTGAACAAGATCGCGTGGGCCGGCGATTCCGAGAATAACCTGATGGGCGTTCTCACCCCGACCAACAACATCCCGTACAAGGTCGTGGACGGCGCGAAGAACGGCTCCGGCGACACCGTGTACAGATGGAAAGAAAAGACTGCAGACCAGATCCTCGCGGACATCAACGGCTTCATGGAAACCGTCAGCCGCAACACGAAGAATGTCGAGCGTCCCGATACGATGGCGATTCCGACCGATGTGTTCATCGATATTGCCACCCGCCGGATTCCCGACACCTCGACGACGGTTAAGGACTTTGTGCTGGAGCATGCGCCCTATCTCAAGGACATCGTGCCTTGCGCCGAACTGAACGCGGACAGTTTTGAAACCAATCCGCTGTCTACCCCCGAAGCGCCTGTCAACGTGGCGTTCTTCTTCACCAAGGATGCAGACAAGTTTGCGGTCGAAGACCCGATGCCCTATCTGCAGCACACTGTGCAGGAACGCAATCTGGAAATGATCGTTCCTGTCGAAGCGAGAACCGCAGGCGTTATCATCTACTACCCGATGTCCGCTCTGATCGTCGCCGGCATCTGATCTTGATTTGGAGGTATCATCACCATGAAAGTAAAGAACAAGACTGTAAAGGTCATCACAATCGGCAAACTGGACATTCTGCCCGATGCCGTTATCGATATTCCGCAGGAAGCGGCCGAAAACCCCGTCGTCAAGACGTTCCTCGCACGCAAATTCCTCGTCGAAATCCCGGATGCAATGGACGATGAAGCCGAGGAAACGCCCGAAGACGTTGCCGCACGGATCAAAGGCATGAAGAAACCGGAACTCATTGAAGCCTGCGAGAAGAACGGCATCGACACCGCTGGCAAGACTGTTGTACAGATGCGTCAGTCCTTGCTGGAGGTGACGGTCTGATGACCGTCGCTGAAACGATTCTGCTGATCGCTCCTGAACTGAACACGCACAAGGACGACATCACGGCATGGATTTCCATGGCTGAACCGTATGTCAGCAAAAAGCAGTACGGAAAGCTTTACGATCAAGCCCTTGCAAATCTCACCGCACACATGATGACGATGGCGGGGCTTGGTGATGATACCTACGGCGCAGCAGGCGAGACGATGCGTCTCGCCTCTGTGTCCGAGGGAAACACTTCCGTATCGTTCAACACGTCCTTGATCGATCCTACGAAAGCAGACGCGGAGTTGAATGCCACGCAGTACGGTATGCGATATAAGCGCATCCGTTCCATGTGCATCTTCCCTGCCGTCAATGCAGGTGTGCTCTATGGCGGGGCATGACCGTCTAACACCGGAGGGCATTGCGTTCTTCAAACAGCTTGACGAGTTGAAAGAACTGCAAGTTCGTGTAGGATTTCAGAGAGGTCAGGCTGCGGAAAGCTCCGGAGAAGGAGAAAGCGGCGACGCAACGACAGATCTGTGCGACATTGCCGCATACAACGAGCTCGGAACGAAGCATATTCCGTCACGACCTTTTTTGCGCCAGACGGCGGATAAGGCCGGAGAGAACATCGCAAAGTTCGGCGAACAGGCAATACGTCAAGTTACACAAGGCGGTACAGCTGATACAGCGCTTATGCAGATCGGGAACTATGTCAAGGGGCAGGTACAGAACGAGATTGCATCCGGCGATTTTGTCCCGAACGCGGAGGCAACCATCCGGCGTAAAGGATCTGAAACACCTCTGATTGACACAGGAAGAATGCGCGGCAGCGTATCCTTCTACATCTGCAAAAAGGGGGAATTCGATTGATTGCGTTCTTTCGGAAAAAGTATCGAGTCAAACGCTTCGGCGGGCAGGAGAACTACAAGGGCTATGCTACGTCCGGCTATGCCGACATTGAGCCGGTCGCGCTGGACGTTCAGGAGGTCACCGACAAAATGACCAAAGAAACGCACGGTAAACGGGACACAAAGACCGTATGTGCGTTTGGACAATTCGATTTCAGAGCAGCAGAATCCCCCGACCAAAAGGGGGATTTATTGTTCTATAACGGGCATTGGTACGAATGCGTATCGTGTGTGCTGCGGCACAACACGATGCTGCGGCACTACTATGCCGAATTCACGCTTCTGCCGGACGGTGAAAAGTACAATGAAAAACCATGAACTGAAAAACGCGCTGTATGAGATCATCAGCGTATATTTCGCCTCGGCAAACGTCATGTGGTCGGAGGGCAGCTATACTGTCCCGAAAAAACCGATGGCTTGCTTGCGGCTTCGATCTGCCGGAAAAGCAACCCACGCCATTGAAGTTATGCGGGACGGCGTTTTGCAGAGATGTTATCCGTCACGGGCTGTGTTGGAAGTCAATCTGTTTACGGACGGCCGGAAAGTCTATCCCGGAGCAGAAATGATGCCGGTGTACGAAAATACGGCTGTCGCGGATTTGGAGGACTTCTGCAATTTCATGTGCAGCCACAAAGCAGAGGCGTTCTATGACAAAAAGGATATAACGGTACTGCAAAAGGGCGACATCACCGATGTGACCGCATTACTCGACGGCGTGGAGCATGAATACCGCGCAATGGTCGAATTCGATGTGACCTATACGCAGCGCGTTGAGGGCGCCTACGGCGTTTCTATGCCGCTGTATGACGGCGACGAAGAAGCGGACACGGAAACGGAAAGCGCGTCCGGAGGCAGAACAGATACACTCGTCACGGCAGAGGTGGGCTACTTTACCTCCGCCGAAGTAGAAAGTGAGGATTGAAACAACAATGAGCAACAACCTTGCGGACATTGTAAATGTCCATATCGAGCTCGAGAGACCCGTTATCAACGGCGCGAGTTTCAGCAATCTGCTGATTGTCGGTCCGGAACCGGAAAGCTGGCAGTCTCTCGCCAAGGCAGACCGTGACAGCCGCGATACGGTGTACAGCTGCACCAATTTGAACGAAGTCACGGAAGAAGACGGCATCTATGCTAACGCCGACAAGGACACCGGCGACGCGATCGGCAACGCGGCGCGTGTGGCATTCTCGCAGGATCCCGCACCCAGCAAAATCTTTATTGCTGTCAACCGTAAGCTGGACAAGAGTGTCACAGATTGTGATGTGCGCATCGCATCGTCTGCGGCGGATCTTCCTGCGGCGCTGGTTGGCGAAGAAGCGCCGACAGGCTTCCCGTGGCTCGTCCTCTCCTATCAGGAGGCTGACACAGAAGCTATCCGTACAACGGTCATTGACATTTCCAGAAACGGCGTACAGTGCGATCCGGTTTCGGCAACGATCGACGGTATCAAGTATGCGTATGTCGCGCTCGGCGAAAACGCTGCCGGCTCCTATACGATCAAAGTTGAGGATACGGTATACGCCAACGAAAGAAAGCGTGAGGAAGACGTTAGCAACTTTACCAACTGTCACATTTCATTTGATGTGGTAAACGACATTATCGACCGTAATTCTTTCGTGCGGGATTACGAGCAGATGTTTGAACCGATCACGGATACCCTCAACAGGGCACTGGATATGAACGGCTGGTATGTTATTTGCCCGGCTTACACGGACACAGACATTCTGGCAGACATTTCCGACTGGACTGGCGCGCAGGAAAAGCTGATGGCGTTCCCCGTGATCGATGCATCGTCCGAATCTCTGTTTATTGCTAAACAGCTGCGAAGCTTCGGCATCTTTTCGCCGACAAAATGGGGGCAGGCACTTGCGGATATTCCGAAAGACAATCTGTATGCTCATGTCGCCTGGACGGCGCGCTGCTTGAACTTCAAGCCCGGTTCCGAGACGTGGGCATTGAAGACGATGGTCGGCATTGAGCCGAGCGTCCTCAGCAGCACGCAAATGCAGAAGCTGCAAAAGCTCAACATCTCCTACTATACCACCTATGCAGACCGAGACGTCACGCAGGGCGGTATGGTTACATACGGCGAGTATATAGATACGATCCGTTTCCGCGATTGGATCAAGAATGAGATGCAGATTGCGATTTACGATCTGCTTGTGCGTATGCCGAAAGTGCCGTATACGGACAGAGGCATCGGTCTTGTCCATAACAAGATGATCGAAGTACTCAAACGCGGGCAGGACAACGGCGGTATCGCTCCGACGGAGTACAACTCTGACGGCGACGAGATCCCCGGCTTTGTGACGTCCGTACCGCTGGCAGCGAACATTCCGGACAGCGTAAAGGCGTCCCGTGTGTTGCATGACTGCACATTCCGCGCGAGACTGCAGGGCGCAATCCACGTTGTCAATGTGTTCGGTACGCTCGCGTATTCCCTGTAAAAGGAGGTATGACCGATGAACGAAGTGAAAACCTATGATCCTAAGAAGGTCATTGCAGCGTGCGGTGCGCATGTCTGCTCCGGCTTTGACGAGGACTCCCAAATCACCATCGAGCCGAACGGTGAGGGCATCACCAAAAAGGTCGGCGCGGACGGCGAAGTGACACGTTCCATGGACCCGGACGATACCTACAACATCAAACTCGTGTTCGATCAGATGTCCGAGACAAACAAGTATCTGACGCGCCAGAGAAAGCTGGACAAAGCGACGGGTGCGGGCGTGTTTCCGTTCCTGCTTACCGACCTGCGCGGCGGTGTTCTGTTCCATGCGGCGCAGGCGTGGATCACCAAAGATCCGTCCCGCGTATGGGGAAAGGCGTCCGGCAGTGTGGAGTGGGAGATTCACACCGGTTCTGCGGAGTATGAGGAGGCGTAAAGCGTGAACATTGACATTTCCAGGGCGATCAAGCCCGTCGAGAAAGAACTTGCCGGCTATGTTTTTTACATCCGGCCGTTTGCTGCGTTCGTTTCCAGCAGCGTGTTCACGGACATTCTGTCCATCATTTCCCCGCTCGCCATGTCGCTGCTGCCGGCACTCTTTGATGATGACGGTGACGGCGAGGAAAAGTCCCTGCTTGACATGGACTTAGAGAAAGCCGCGCCGTTCGTGATCAAAGCGTTTAGTTCGCTCAGCAGCGATAAGATGGATAAAACGCTCAGGGCGCTTCTTATTCGCGAGAAAAATATCCATGTAGGTGAAGCAAACGGCAGATCGGACGACGTTTCTCTGTTGGATTATGATACCGCAAACGCTATCTTCATTGGGAATATTGCCGACATGTACCTGCTGGCTTTTGAGGTTATCAAGATTAACTACGGGAATTTTTTCGAGAAGCTCAGCACCCTGTCTGGAAGCCCCGGAGGGTTGCTGAGGGATCTGGCGACGAGAACAAGTATGGCCGGTTAGATACCAGCTATTTCAACGAGATTTCCCTGCGCATGTACACGTTGATTAAAGCAAGAGTAGCGTCCATGTATGAAATGAAATACATCATTACGCTGG